CTGCTACTTTCCCTTACCATCATCTCCGGAGATCCCAGAAAATTTCATGATCTCACCGGAGGCTTTTATTAATTCATCAATCGGAAAAGAATTGAAATCTTCTTCAGATATTTCATCGGCTCCATCAACAGCATAACACATGACTGTTCTGATTGCTTCTAAACCCGATTGGTCATTGGCTTCAACTTCTCCAGCCTTTGCGACTTCAGCCGACTTTTGTTGAATTTCCAGAACTTGTGCTACACTTAGTTTATTGATGGTAATCTTTTCACCCATAAAAGGGATCTCTTTTACCATTTTCTTACCGATTAAACTTTTAATACCTGTCATCTTCTTTTCCTCATTCGGACTTAAATTCACTTTGATTTGTGAGTTGGAAGTCATCTAATTGCTTCCTCATGTTATGTAAATGTGATAAGGTCTCAAAGACCTCAGTTGATTTCTCTTTATCATCAGCAAATTCTTCGACACGTTCAAATGTTTTACGAATGCTGATATCAATACTCTTTCGCATATGCTTGGCTGTTGTTCTCAGCACATAGCCTTTGCTAAATGGTTTATCTGACATAATATCCTCTTTGAAATTAGGGGCACATCTTGTTGTTATTTAATATCGATCTAGCGATGCCAGAAGATACCCCCTATTGACTACTAATTAAGGGTCAGTAGTATAAGCACCAAAGAAGTCAGACTGTACAGTAATGGTTACTGTTGCAGTGTTAGCGTCTGTAAGCTGAGGATTCACTTGGATAGCCTCGATCTTACCGATCCAGTAATACTGACTGTTTTGTTTCGTACCCATGCCTGCAGCACCACCCACCGAATCTGTCTCATAGCCAGCTGGCTCAGCGTTCAACAGTGAGAAGCGGAATACATGCTGATAACCATCACCGACCAGCTCACCAAGAATAGTGCCTGAAGCCCATTCAGCAGGTACATAGTTGAGCTGGATTTCCATTGAAGGAGCATCAGCCTGACCCTGAATCTGCTGAGAAGTCTTAGAACCATAAACTGGTACGTTGACAACGTTAGGTGGTGTACCCATCGCAGGAAATTCACGAACGTCTTTGAGACGAACGAAGGCACCTGCACCTTTTGTGCCACCAATAGATTCGATCATAGTCGCATAGAGATTCTGGAATTCCGTGGCGGTATCCAGAGCAGCTAGCTGAGTAGCGGTCAAAAGTGTTGATGGGGTTGATACTGATAAGTCCGAGAACAGACCAGCACCGATAGAAGTAATGTGAGACATTAGTTAACTCCGTAATAATTAAATGGTATTGAATAAGTGGTTCGATACAAACTAGGATTGTCTTTATCCTTACCTTCTGGTTGTATAGCACTGGCACTAAATTGTGTCGAGCCTGAACCAATAGATATGGACTTGCCAAGTAAGTATGTATCAAGCTTATCTGCAATATCGAATGCATCTTTCGTTGCATAACCAGCAGACGTAAATATATCTATCATCAATATCCCAGCAACTGATCTCAAATTGACACCAGTTGTTGCAGGTATAATATTTATTCTTATGAACTTATCTGGAGCATCCACTGCCACGTAATTGGAAGGATATGTTTTTATATTATAAGCAATCCATCCAGTGGAAGCAAATATGGAGTATATATCTGTTTCTAATTCAGTATATTTACCCATATCATACCTCACTAAATATTTCAAGGTAAACGATATAATCATTATCCTCAAGTGGTTTGCCTACTTTATACCAAGTACCCTTAACTTGTACACGATCATACGAAGTCGGGTCAGGTAGATCCTCTTTCTTACATAGTAGTTTTAGTTGTTTGGTCATCTTGTCTTTCGACTTTTTGACCTCATCTAAGAATACAGCCTTAATAGTAGTAGTTACCAAAGTACCACTGCTAACATTACCGTTCGAAAAATCGAAACCTATAATGGGCTTTTCTTCAAAGATGACATCTATTGCTAGATCTCCAATGAGCTTAAAAGCTAATTTGACGTTATTGTTTACTGTATTTCGTAAACTCATCAGTTAGCCCTCCACCACAAGGAGGAACTTCCATTAACCAACATTGGTTTTATCAGATTTTTGACTGTCAACGATTTCTTTGAGATCGCCC